CTTCAAGCGATGGCCCAGCAGATGGATCAGATGGCCGGTATGCTGGACAACGTGCAGAACTCTGAGATTGTCCGCACTAACGAGATTAAAGAGTTTGAAGCAATGATCAAGGCATACGCTGCCGAGACACAGCGCATCAGCGCGGTGCAGGCTGGCATGACCGAGCAACAGATTCAAGACATCGCAATGGGTGTGGTTGCGGCTGCAATGGAGTCTAATGACATAATTGGCGGCATTCCTGAGATGCGCGAGTCGCCAATGGAACCAATGCCACCTGAGCAGCCACAAGAAACGGGAGTTATACAATAATGCACAAGCCATCCGATTTCGTAGGCACTCTGTTTTTAGCCCGTGATGTGGCTCATTCGGTGCATCTGAACACCCGCAGCTATTCCAAGCACAAAGCCTTGAGGCATTTTTACGAAGATATCGTGGGCTTGGCGGACAAGTTTTCTGAAGCCTACCAAGGCAGGCACGGCCTGATCGGGCCAATCTCTTTGATGAGCGCCAAGAAAACCAACAACATCATCGAGTTTTTGCAAGACTCGATGACTGAGCTTGAGAGTAATCGGTACGAAGTGTGCGACAAGACCGACACACCGATCCAGAACATCATCGACGAGATCATTGGCTTGTACCTGTCTACACTCTACAAGCTGAAATTTTTGGCGTAATTTAGGCGCTATGTTATATTTAAGGCATAAGGAGCCATCATGGAACTTTTAAAACCTCTAGCCGATACGGTGTTTCCGGCGAGAACTGTTTCGTATTCAGGTGATGCTGGATCAACTTCTACATGGGCAGCAGGCCCACAAGGCGTGGTAATCTGGTCAACAACCCCCGCCTACGTTGTAGTCGGCGAGGGCGTCACTGCTACCACCTCCAGCACCCCCATCCCCGCTTTTACACCCATCCCGTTTGCTGTGCCCAACGGCACTGGCGGGCAGTGGCGCGTGAGTGCTATTCAGGTATCCGCGACCGGATCAATTTACTGCAAGCCGGTAAACATTCAATGAGTTTTGGAATTGCTGTCAGAAATGCTGTGTCAATTGGGCTTGGCGGCATCGCCACGCTATTTTCAGGCACTTTTGATAGCAGCTTGACAGTGGATAATCTGCTGACAGAATCTGGGGCAAACCTTGTGCAAGAAAATGGCGACTACATCCTTTTGGAGTGAATAAATGGCTGACTTAAAAATTTCCCAGTTGCCAGCGGCAACGACCCCGCTTGCTGGCACTGAAGTTCTGCCAATTGTTCAATCCGGTACGACCAAACAAGTTGCTGTCAATGACTTGACTGCTGGTAAAGCGGTTTCGGCAACAAGCCTATCAGCAACCACTGTCACAGCAACCACTGTTAACGGCACAACTTTTGACACAAACATAGCTGCTGCCGGTGTAACTTTGGCTGGCACAACGCTTGCCGCTGATGGCACAGACACAAACATCAGCTTGACGCTTACGCCCAAGGGTAGCGGCGTCGTGACTACTGCCGCTTCGTACAGTGACGGCGCGGGAAAACTTCGCGCAATTCCTCAGTCTGGCGCGGCTAAAGTAGCCAGCTACACATTGGCGGTAACCGATGTAGGTGAGTTTATTGAAGTTGGCACAAGCGGCGCGATTGTTGTCCCTGACGCCACATTTTCCGCTGGCGATGCGGTTGTTATTTTTAACAACACTTCGGGCAACATTACGATTACTTTGTCTATTACAACAGCGTATTTGGCCGGCACTGATGCCGATAAAGCAACCCTTGCTTTAGCCACTCGCGGCGTCTGTACTATTTTGTTTATTAGTGGTACTGTTTGCGTTGTGTCAGGAAACGTATCGTGAGCGGGATTGCGTTAGCTTTTGTTGGCGCAGGCGGTGGCCTACCGCCCGGACAAGACGCCTATGTAACTGCCGGTACATTCTCTTGGGTTTGTCCTGCTGGTGTGACTTCAGTTTCTGTTGTTGCTGTTGGAAGTGGGTCAGGCGGCGGCACAGGTGGAAGTAACAAAGGTGGCGCTGGAGGCGGTCTTGGCTATAAAAACAATATTACGGTAGTTCCGGGCAACAGTTATACAGTTCAAGTAGGTGCGGGGCGGGCTGGGACAACAACAACAACAAGCGACAGTAATGAAAGTTACTTTATAAGCGCAGCAACTGTCTTGGGCGGCGCTACAACGGGCAGCGGCGTTACAGGGGGCACTTACACGGGTGACGGCGGCGGCAATGGTGGTGCTGCTGGGTTAGGCGGCGGTGGCGCTGGCGGTTATTCCGGCAATGGAAGTAATGGCGGCGGCAATAATGCGGGGTCTTCTGCTGCATCTGGCGGGGCCGGTAGCGGCGGCGGCGGTTCCTTTTACAATGCGTCTAAGGTCACAGGTCTTACTATGTTTGCCGCAGCAGGCGGCGGCGGCGTAGGCATTTTAGGAAGCGGCGCGTCTGGCGCGGCAGCGGCAATTTACACCGCAGGTAAAGCTGGCTCAAGCGGCAGCGATGGCGGCGCGGGGCTTGCGTCTTCTTCCTCTGCTGGGGGTTCTGGCGGCGCTTACGGCGCTGGCGGTGGTGTGGGTGGCCTGCTTAATTCCGGCTCACCTCAACTTGCCGGTAATGGCGCAGGCGGCGCAGTCCGAATTATTTGGGGTGCAGGCCGCGCGTTTCCCTCCACAAACACTGGAGATTTATGATGGAACTATTTATTCAAATAGAAAACGGCATGCCAATTAACCACCCAATTGTTGAAAAAAACTTTTGCGAGGTATTTCCGCACATTGACATTAATAATCTGCCGCCTGAATTTGCAAGATTTGAAAGAGTCTATGAACCTGATCCAATTGACGGCTTTAAGTTTATTCATGACGGCTACAGTTTAGTCGGCGAAGTGTATCAAGACGTGTGGTTGACAGTGCCTTTAACGTCGGAAGAAATTGCACAAATTGCGGCCCAAAATAACAACGTAATCCAACGCGAAATTGAGGTGTCCCGTGTCGCAAACCCATAGCATAGCCATTGCTGACAATGTGTTTGTTAAAATGATGAGCTTTCCACTGGAAGGAATGACGCATGCTGGGCATTCACACACCTTTGACCATGTAACTTTGTTGGCTACTGGTTCGGTTCGCATGGTGCATGACAATGGCGAGGCTGTTTACACCGCCCCGCATTTAATCATTACCCCCAAAGGAATCTCGCATAGGTTTGACGTTCTTGCGCCAAACACAATGCTGTGCTGCATACACGCCGTGCGTGACGGCGACGGCGTTAATGATGTTGTTGAGCAAGAAGTTACGCCGGAACGTGCTTGGGAATTACTATCCACGCATTCACTGATAGCAACCGAAAATAAATAAATGTATTTTCGTTCATTCAGCGCAAGTTAAACAAATGGAAAAAGTATGATTGCCACACTTAGCCCGTCACCAAAGGTACAGTTTTTTACCGCTGCGGGAGTGCCCCTTGTTGGGGGAAAACTTTTTACATACGCTAGCGGTACAACTGTTCCTTTGGCTACCTACACCGATAGCACGGGGAACACCGCAAACGCGAACCCGATCATTCTTGATTCGCGGGGTGAGGCCAATGTCTGGGTTGGCCCGTCTAGGTACACTTTTCTGCTAAAAGACTCGCTGGACAATTTGATTTGGTCTGTTGACGGTGTTAATACCCCCCTAGGTGTCCAAAACACAACCATCGTTGCAGCAGCAAGCCAAACCGTCTTTACAGTGCCTGAATACGGCCTTGGTGGCTATCTCATGGTGATCGTCAATGGACTCGTCAAAGAGTTTAATTACGATTACACTGAAACAAACACGACTACAATTACTTTCGGCACCGGCCTTACCGCCGGACAAAGGGTTGTTACTCGAATGCTTTAAACCGTACCGATGAGGTTCATCGGGAACTCACTAGAGTTAAAACATGACTGAAGAAGTCCTAGCGGAAGTAGACTCCGCGCCAGCGAAGGTTGTGACGGCCACACCTGAAGTTGAAGCAAATTTGCCGGAAGTAGCTGAAAGCCAGCCTGTTAAGACATTCTCGCAAGAGGAACTTGACGCTGCTATTGGCAAGCGCCTCGCAAGAGAACAGCGCAAATGGGAACGCGATCAAGTCGCTAGGCAAGCAGAAGTGCAAACCAAGCAGGCTGTGTCAAGGGATGTTCCGTCTATCGATAATTTTGACAGCCCCGACGCCTATGCGGAAGCATTGGCGATTAAAAAGGCTGAAGAACTGATCGCTACGCGTGACCGCCAGATGCACCAGGCTGAAGTCGTAGAGGCATATAACGAACGTGAAGAAAAAGCACGGGATAAGTACGATGACTTCGAAGATGTCGTCTACAACCCCAAGCTGCGAATTACTGACGTTATGGCTGAGTCGATTCAATCGTCTGACAACGGCCCCGATCTAGCCTACTGGCTTGGATCAAATCCGAAAGAAGCCGAGCGCATCGCCCGTCTGTCGCCTATATTGCAGGCAAAGGAAATTGGAAAGATTGAAGTCAGATTGGCTGATAATCCTCCGGTAAAAAAATCAACTTCTGCGCCGACGCCTATTAGTCCGGTAACTGCGCGGTCTTCGGGAAGCCCAAGCCATGACACGACTGATCCACGATCAATCAAAACCATGACTACTGGAGAGTGGATCGAAGCCGAGCGCAATCGCCAGATTCGTAAGTACGAAGCACAACGCAATCGCTAACATTTAAAGGACTTTTATGTCAAATAGCATTCTTACGATCGACATGATCACCCGCAAGGCTCTGGAAATTCTGGAGAACAACCTTGTACTTACCCGCAACGTGAACCGTCAGTACGACGACAGCTTCGCTGTCGAAGGTGCCAAGATCGGCTCCACACTGCGTATCCGCCTGCCTGACCGCGCTTTGGTCACTGACGGTGCCGCCCTGCAAGTTCAGGACGACAACGAGCAGTTCACCACTCTGTCTGTGGCTAACCAAAAGCATATCGGCGTGAACTTTACTTCCGCCGAACTGACCATGCAGTTGGACGACTTCGCAGAACGTGTGCTTAAGCCGCGTATCTCCCAGTTGGCCTCCAGCATTGACGCTGACGTTGCCAATGCATACCGCACCATCGGTAACACTGTCGGCACACCAGGCACCACTCCGGCCACTTCTTTGGTGCTGTTGCAAGCCCAGCAGAAGCTCAACGAGAACGCCGCTGTGATGTCGCCACGTTACGCTACCGTGAACCCAGCGGCCAACGCTGGCTTGGTTGAAGGCATGAAAGGTCTGTTCAACCCAACAGACACTATCAGCAAGCAATTCAAGAACGGCATGATGGGCACTGGCGTGTTGGGCTTTGAAGAAATCAACATGTCTCAGTCGATCAAGCAGCACCTTACTGGCTCACGTAGCGCCAGCGCTTCCACACTGGTCAAGACCCCTGGCGTTACTTCCGAAGGTTCATCGACCATTCTGTTGGAACAAGGTTCTGTGTCAACAACAATCAATGCTGGTGACGTGTTCACCATCAGCGGTTGCAATGCTGTTAACCCACAGACCCGTGAGTCCACTGGTTCGCTGTTCCAATTCGTGGCTTTGACTACTGTCACTGCTTCGTCTGGTACTTGGACTGTGACCGTTGCGCCTATGTACTCTGCTAACCATGCTCTGGCTACTGTAGATGTGCTGCCCGCAACTGGCGGTGTCGCAACCTTCGTGGGCGCTGCATCTACACAGTACGCACAGAACTTGGTTTACCACAAGGACGCCATCACTTTCGCTACAGCCGACTTGCTGCTGCCACAAGGTGTTGACATGGCTGCCCGCGCAGTCCACAACGGCATCAGCCTGCGTATCGTTCGTCAGTACGACATCAACAACGACCGTATGCCTTGCCGTATTGATGTGCTGTATGGTTACAGCACCATCCGTCCACAAATGGCTTGCCGCATCTGGGGCTAAACCGAATGGGGCTTCGGCCCTGTTTCTTAACTTTTTTTTAAGGAAATTATCATGGCTCTTCCAAATGGCGCAGGCGGTTACCAACTCGGTGACGGCAATATCGGTGAAGCTGTTCTGTCGGTTCAAGGCGCTCCTACTGCCGTGGCTGCTGCCGCGACAATGACGGCTGCTGAACTGTCTAATGGCTTGTTTGTGTTCAACGGCGCTGCCGGTAATCTGACTTTGCCTACCGTGGCATTGGTAGAAGCCGACATCACGGCCGCATCAAAAGTCAACGCTTCTTTTGACTTCATCATCATCAATATTGATTCTTCCGGTTCTGATTCAGTCACTTTGGCTGCTGGCACTGGTTGGACACTTGTCGGTGTTGCTGCGGTAGCTGTTAATACTTCGGCCCAATTCCGCGCCCGTAAAACCGGCGAAGGTACTTGGACTGCGTACCGCATTGCTTAAAACTAACGGGGGCTTCGGCCCCTGTTTTTAAAGGAACATCATGGCAAACACAAAACCTGTTGGCGTTGCATACGAAGACCCGTACTTGGACGGCGCGGTTATCAACAACTCAACTATTACTGGTACGGTAACGTCTACTGCGGTGTCTAACATCGCCGTAACAAACGCTACCACCGGAAGTAGCAATGCTGCTGCATCTACCACCACTCTTACCCTCACGGGTGTGGGCGGTGTGGGTTGGGCAAGCAAGTCAGACTTGGAAGCAAATGTTGCGCTGGGCGCATACGCTAACGGTCTATACGGCTATCTGGAATTCGGCGCAAGTGGCCGCGTTACTGGTTTGGCTTCGGGTACTGTTGGCGAAATTGTTTTGTCTGCTGGCTGTACACAAGGTACTTACGCTGCGTTTGAAGCTGAAATCGGTATGCCTAGCGGCGCTGTGACCGGCACAAACACATCGTTTATGTACTTGAGCACTTATGGCGCTGATAAAGCAACATTTGACACAAGCGGTACTTTGTTCAATCTGGCTGGCGTGACTAAGGGTTCGGGTAAGTTCCTTCAAGACACAACATCCGGTTCAACAGCCCGTCCGGTTCAGGTAATTAAAGTGGTCACGCCTGATGGCATTCGCTATCTGCCGTTGTACTCTACGCCTGTAATCGCTGCTTAAAGATGATCACTCGCGAAGTAATACTAGAGCGAGTGCAAAGTCTGCAAAAACAAGCCGAGCGTTTGCGATCCGATTTGGACGCAACGCTTGGTGCGTTACAAGATTGCGGATATTGGCTTGAACAGTTAAAACAACAGGAAAACATCAATGCCAGCGATCTATCTCAGTCACCCTGATCATGGCTGCAAAGTTGCCACAATGGAACTTGAAGCTGAATACGACGAAAAAAACGGCTGGACACGCTACAATCCAGACACGCCTTTAGAACTTGAAGCGGCTCCCGTAAACGTGCTGGAAGTCAAACGCAAATACACCCGTCGAACCGAAGTTGTTGAGGGTGCAACCGAAGGAATCTAAGCATGGCTACGTACACCGCGGGTGAACAAATTAACCGAGCATTGCGCTTGCTAGGTGTACTGGCTGAAGGTGAGACACCTTCAGCAGACATGTCAAACGATGCGTTGACTGCGCTCGATCAGATGATCGATTCATGGAACACCGAACGGCTGTCGGTGTTTGCCACGCAAGATCAGATTTTCACTTGGCCTGCCGGCGAAATCACACGCACGCTTGGCCCCACCGGCAACTTTGTCGGCCTGCGCCCCGTGCTGCTGGATGAGGCTACGTACTACCGTGACCCAGGCACGAACGTGTCGTTCGGCATCAAGTTCATTAACCAGCAGCAGTACAACGGCATCGCGGTCAAGACTGTGACCTCGACGTACCCGCAGGTAATTTTTGTCAACAACACCTACCCTGACTTTACGATGACGGTGTATCCGCGTCCTACTCGGGACTTGGAATGGCACTTTGTTTCGGTTGAAAAACTAAACCAGCCCGCCACGTTGGCAACGCAGATGCTATTCCCGCCGGGCTATCTGCGGGCGTTCACCTACAACTTGGCAATGGAAATCGCGCCAGAGTTTGGTGTCGAGCCAAGCCCTCAAGTGCAGCGCATTGCCATGACCAGCAAGCGCAACCTCAAGCGCATCAACAACCCAGATGATGTGATGTCGATGCCTTACGCCATTGTCGCCACGCGCCAGCGCTTCAACGTCTACGCCGGTAACTATTGATGAAGACGCCTATATTGGGCAGCAGCTATGTGGCCCGCAGCGTCAATGCTGCGGATGCCCGCATGGTCAACCTTTTTCCAGAGGCTATCCCCGAGGGCGGTAAAGAGCCGGGGTTCTTAAACCGCGCACCTGGTCTGCGCCTATTGGCAAACATGGGCGACGGCCCCATACGCGGTCTGTGGCAATTTAACGGGTACGGATACGTTGTGTCCGGCGAAGTGTTGTATAGAGTTGACAGTATTTGGAATGTGTTTCCAATCGGCACTGTTGCAGGCTCATCTGGCCCTGTCAGCATGTCTGACAACGGCACGCAGCTATTTATTGCCTGTGACGGCCCTAGTTTTATTTACAACAGCCTGACGCTTGAGTTCAAACAGATTGATGACCCCGACTTCCCCGGCGCGGTCACCGTAGGTTTTATCAACGGCTACTTTGTGTTTAACGAACCAAATAGCCAGCGCATATGGATCACTAGCCTGCTAGATGGCACATCCATAGACCCGCTTGATTTTGCCAGCGCTGAAGGCTCTCCTGACGGCTTGGTGTCGGTTCTTGTAGACCACCGCGAAGTGTGGCTGTTTGGCACCAATTCAGTTGAAGTCTGGTACGACTCCGGCGGCGCTGACTTTCCGCTAAGCCCCGTTCAAGGCGCGTTTAACGAGGTGGGCTGTATCGCCCCCTACTCAGTCGCCAAACTGGACAACGGCATCTTCTGGCTGGGCGCTGACGCCCGTGGCAAGGGCATAGTCTACCGCGCCAACGGTTACACCGCGCAGCGCGTGTCTACGCACGCTGTGGAGTGGCAAATCCAGCAGTACGGAAACCTTTCCGATGCTGTTGCCTACACATACCAGCAAGACGGCCATTCGTTTTATGTGCTGATTTTTCCATCGGCCAACACCACTTGGGTGTTTGACGTTGCCACTTCGATGTGGCATGAACGCGCCGCCTTCATCAACGGTTCGTTTACCCGCCATCGTTCAAACTGCCAGATGTCGTTCAACAACGAAATCGTTGTGGGCGACCATGAGCTTGGCAACATCTATGCGTTTGATTTAGAGGTGTTTTCTGACGCTGGCGCAGTGCAGAAATGGCTTCGGTCGTGGCGAGCGCTGCCGACCGGCATGAACGATCTAAAGCGTAGCGCACACCACTCGCTACAGCTTGACGCTGAAACCGGCGCGATTGACGACAGCGTGACAACGCCAGTCGTCATACTCGACATTTCCGACCCAAACGATGACCTGCTGGCTGAAAACGGTGATTTTCTTGTCTGGGAATATATCAGCGGCACGTTCAATGAAGTGCTGCTAACGGAATCTGGTGACCAGCTTGTTCAAGAAGACGGCGGCGAAATTGTGCTTGTCGTAGTTCCCATTAGCGCCACGGGCGGTAAGATTCTGGCCGAGAAGGGTCTTCCTACGGCAACAGCCATCGACCCACAAGTCATGCTGCGCTGGTCTGATGACGGCGGCCACACTTGGAGCAACAGCCACTGGCGGTCAATGGGCAAGACGGGCACATACGGCACCCGCGTCATTTGGCGTCGCTTGGGCATGACCTTGAAGCTGCGCGACCGCGTGTACGAGGTGTCAGGGACTGACCCGATCAAGATTGCGATTATGGGCGCTGAACTTATTGCAAGCCCGACAAATGGCTGATCCTCAAAACATCACTAAAATCCCCGCGCCTCGCGTGCCGCTGGTGGATGATCGCACGGGGTTAATCTCGCGTGAGTGGTTTCGTTTTTTTAATAATGTCTACACCATATCTGGCGGCGCAACGCAGGGCATCGCCCAAATAGCCAATGGGGGGACGGGTGCGGATAACGCAACGCAAGCGCGTATTAATCTTGGCGTAGACGCAAATTCAGTTAGCCGAGTTGGGGGTACGGGCACGGTTAATGGAATTACTTTAACGGGCGACGTCACTTCATCTGGCGATTTAACACTCGGTGGCGCTTTATCGGGCGTTAATTTAACAAATCAAATTGCGGGCGTGTTATCCGTTTTCAACGGCGGTACGGGCTTGACCGCACGGCCCTCGGTTGCAACCAAAGTCGCGGACTTTACCCTTGCAAACACTGAAGGTTGGATCATCAACAACAAGTCAGGCGCGACTTGTACGGTCACACTTCCCGCAGCATCAGCGTGGTCTGGCCGCGCAGTGACCTTTAAAAACCTGCAAACTGAGACAGTTGTGTCGGCGTCAAGCAACGTCGCGCCGATTGGCAGCGCCACACCTGGCACAGCCATTCTGCCCGCCACTGTAGGCGCATGGGCCACGTTGGTGTCAGACGGCACAAACTGGGTGGTGATGGCATCATGATTACAGTGACCTACGGCAAAGGCTTTAAGCTGTCGGAAACAGCAAGAGTCGCGTTTCGTGAAAAAATCATGGTCGTACAAGATGGTATGCAAGCCCTGATTGACAGCGGCGCAATGCGGGCAACGCTTGAAGACTGCACGCTGAAACATTATTTTTCACCCAAAGATAAAAAATACGGCTGCTGCACTTACGCCCGCGAAATGATGATTCCAAAAGGAACATTGATCATTGGCAAAATTCATCGCCACCAGCATTTAAATTTTATTGCCAAGGGCAAAGTGATAGTGTTCACAGAGTTTGGTCAAAAGCACCTTGAAGGACCATGCACTTTTGTGTCTGAAGTAGGGCTAAAACGTGCGGTTTATGCTGAAGAAGATACACTATGGACAACCGTACACATGACGCAGTTTCAATCGGAAGCAGAGTTAGATAAAATCGAGCAAGAAGTCATTTCCCCCTCATACGCTGAGATGGGCCTGATTGCTTCTGTTAATGATCTGCCTAAATTAACGGCACAAGGGGAAAAATTATGACATGGGGATTTGTAGCTGTTGGCGCTGGTATGCTCGGCGGTGCGATACTTTCATCAAATGCTGCTGAAAGCGCGGCTGAAACGCAGGCGGGGGCCGCCAAAGAAGCTGGCACAGCGTCGCTTGAAGGCTTGCAGTTGCAACTGGCGGCTGACAAAGAAGCGTTAGATAAAACGCTTGCGGCGCAACAAGCTGCTGCTGCGTCTGGTAATGCTGCTGCGGCTGCCGCGCTAGATAAGCAGTTAGCGCTGCAACGTGAACTTTACAACCGGCAAGTTGAGCTTCTAAGTCCGTACACAAAAGCTGGCGAAACCGGCCAGAATAGGCTGATGGACCTTTTGGGCCTAAGCGGCAATGTGAACGCGCCTGGCTACGGTTCTGCTGCGAAAAGTTTTTCTGCGGAAGACATGCAGCAAGACCCAGGCTATGCGTTTCGTTTGTCTGAAGGTCAAAAAGCAATTGAGCGCTCGACTGCTGCTCGGGGTGGCTTGCAGTCGGGTGCTGCACTCAAGGCCGCAGCGCGGTACGGCCAAGAGATGGGGTCGCAAGAGTACGCGAACGCATTTAATCGTTACCAGACCGAACGCCAGAGCCAATTGGGTAACTTGCAATCATTGCAATCAGTTGGTCAGGCTTCGGCTGCTGGTCAAGCTACTGCTGCGGGCAGTCTGTCGCAGGCAGGATCGCAAGCCTATGGCAACTACGGCGCAACGCAAGGCCAAATAGCCGCACAACAGGGTGCTGGCGCAACGGCGGCGTATGCTGGGTCTAGCCAAGCCCGCCAAAGCGCGTATGGCGCGAACACGGCCAACCAAATGGGTGCAATTACCGGCGCTGCTAATGCAATGTCTGCGGGTCAAATCGGTTCCGCTAATGCGTTTTCCAGTGCGATAGGCCAAGGCGTTGGCTTGTACGGCATGTACAACCAAAATCAGTTGGCACAACAATATATTAGCCGACTGCCCCCCGTTGCAGGTTCTGACGTTGCGATCAAAGAAAACATTCGCAAAATTGGTGTGTTGGAAAACGGCCTTAATGTGTACGAATATGAGTACAAAGCCCCATACAAAGCCACATGGGGGCACGGCCAACAAATTGGCGTTATGGCGCAAGAAGTTGAGCAAATTATTCCTGAAGCTGTTAGTGTGCATCCTGATGGCTACAAGATGGTTGACTACTCAATGATCCACTAAGGACTTAAAAATGCCACTCGACCCCAGCATTATTCTTGGCGCAAAATCGCCGCAATTTGATCTGTCGCAGTTTTCGCAGACAAACGCATTGACAAACGCGATGAAATTTAGGCAGGCTGATGAAGCAAGTCAACTGAACGCGCTAAAAATGGCGGAGTATGAACGCACTCGTACTGAAGAACAAGACTTTCGTAATTATTTGGCTACAACGGAAAAGCCAAATGATCCAGCAAATCGGGCAAATTTTTTGCGGTACGGTAAGACAGGCGCTGCGTATGGCGAGGCTTTGGATAAGCGAGACACCGCAGCTTTGACGCAACAAGAAACCCAATTTAAAGTTGAAAAAGCTAAGAGAGAATTTACCGCGCAAGCGTTTCGCGACACCAGCCGAAATCCTTCAGACGCTAACATTACCGCGTACAAAGAAGATTATTTGGCTAACCCGCTATTTAATAAAGCCGAAAAAGATCGAATGGTTGCGGGCGTTGATCGAATTTTGACTATGCCCGTTGGTGAACGCGCAGCGTTTATGTCTAGCCAAGGCGCAAGCGCAAGCGAGTTGAAGCCTACGCTTACACCGCAAACTCTTGGCGCCACAACGCGCTTAATAAGTACACCAGCGTTTGGTGGCGCGGCTACCCAAGTTGTTGGCAGCGAAGGGGCGGTTACCGCCACTCCTGCTCAACTTGAAACTAACAGAATTGCACAAGCGCGTTTAACATTTGATCAAAACAAATTTGCATGGGAAAAAGCAAACCCAGGTTACGAACTTAAAGAAGGAGAAGACGGCACGGTCATGGCGATAAACAAGCGCACGCTGCAAGCGGTGCCTGTCACTGTTGGTGGCGCTGCTCCTGCGGCTTCGGGTGTTCCAGCCGCAGTCCCAGCAGCGGCTGGCGCTGGTATGCCTAGCGCTCGGGTGCCTGCGGCTGCTACGCCAGCCCCAATGGCTGGTGGTACGCCGCTTCGTGGCAAAAGTCCAGCAATGACCGAAACGCAAAGCAATGCCGCCATGTTTGGTGGCGCAATGATGCAAGCGCAAAGCACCATTGACCAATTGGAAAAAACAGGCACTGTTAAAAATGCAGTCGTGCCTGGCTTGCTTACTGGTTTGGTAAACATGGCTCCATTTGGTTCTGGCCAAGGCGTTTCAGAAGCAATTGGAAGCGCTTTTAACGCCGATCCAACTGGCTTAATTGGGCCGAACGCTGCTCAACAAAAACTTGCCCAAGCTCAATTGGCTTTTGCAACTGCTTATTTGCGTAAAACTTCAGGTGCAGCATTTGGCGCATCTGAAATTGCCAACACTATTAAAGAATATTTTCCATTGCAAGGCGAAGGCGCTGCAATAATTCAGCAAAAAGCAGCGGCACGCAAACGCGCTGTAGAGGGCATGAAAATTTCAACAAACGCCGAAGGCAAAAAGTACATTAACACTTTTAGTGATGGCGGTGCGCCTGCGGCTGGCGTTGACACCAGCAACCCTTTGCTGCGGCGTTAAGGAATCAAAATGGCAGACTTGGCCGCAATTCTTAAAGACCCAAATTATGTCAACGCGAACCCAGCTACCAAGCAGGCTATCTTTGACAAGTTTGCGCCGCAAGACCCAAATTTTGCAAACGCAAATTCTGAGACTCAATTAGCCATTCGCAGCAAGTTTGGCTTGACGCCTGTTGACAGCGGCATTCCTGAGGGCCGTAGTGGCGTAAGCCAAATTCCAACTGAGGCAAGCGCTAATTTAACGCCTACTGGTTCAGAACCAGTCTCTATTCGCGACCGCATCATGGGCGTGATTGAAACGCCTGCGGCGCTTGTTGGTGGCCTTGCTGGTGGCATAGCTGCACCAATTGCTGGGATGTACGGTCAACTGTCTAGTCCTGCGCCGCAAGGGTCACCAGCAGCTATGGCGGCTGGCGAGGCAATGGCTGCAAAGGCTCGCGCTCAGTTCTACCAGCCCCGCACAGAAACAGCCAAACAAATCCTTGGCGCTGTTGGCGGTGCAATGGAGGGCTTGCCGCCCACATTGGGCGGTGTGGGTACATCATTAAATGCGTTAGTTGCCCCAACCGTGCAACAAGCCGGTGCAATGGTGCGCCCAGCAGTCTCTCAAGCCGTTGCGCCAGTGCGTAATGCTTTGACCCGCAAGCAACCAGACATGGTGGGCATGGGCGCAGCTAGCACAGCAGAGGACTTGATGCGTCAGCAGCGCTTGGAGCAATTTGGCATCCGTGCCACCGCTGGTGAGCGTGAGCGCAACTTGCAAAAGCAGCAGTTTGAGTCTGAGGTGCAACGTGGTGCGGTTACTGGCATTTCAGAAGATGCAAAGGTTGCATTGTCTGAGCAAATGAGAAGGTTTGAGGCTGGTAAAAGACAAGACATTGTTCGCAATTTTGAACGCATGACGGCTGAAACTGGCGCTGAAGTTGCCGATCCAACCCAATTGCGTGCTGTTGGCAAGATTGTTGACAAAACGCTTAATGATGAGTACACCAAAAAGTATGACCAATACAAGGCGTTGTACAAAAAAGCAGATGAAGCTGGTGAAACATTACAACAAGTGCCTTATCAAAGTTTGCTTGATTTTATTGAAACCAAAACGCCAACACAACGTCAAAAATTAGACCCAATTTTGGATTCTGTGGCTGAGTCATTAAGAATGAATGATCCGCAAGGCACTGGAGCAATTTCAGTTCGAGCGCTTGAAGACATTTACCAGCAGATCGGCACGGTCAAAGACTCAGCAAATGCCAAGCCTATGAAAAACATCATTACCCAAATGGGTGAAGGTGCTGGCGGTGAGTTGTATCAAAAAGCGCGTCAATCCAGAGCGCAGTTGGCCAAAGAGTTTGAAGATGTTTATCGCGTTGACAAATTGCTTGGCACAAAGGCTGGCTACGCTGACCGCCAAGTGGCGCTTGATGATGTGTTTAAGTATGTGGTGCTTGACGGTTCATTAGAAGAAATGCGCACAGTCACTAAATTGCTTAAAAAAGGTGGCAAAGAAGGTCGCAAAGCCTATGCAGAACTGCAAGGTCAAACCATTCAGCAGATGAAAGAAATGCTCACCAAGGGTGATCAGATGTCTTTCAAAAACTTGAACACTTTGATTAATCAGTTGGACAATGAGGGCAAGCTGGACTATATGTACGGTAAGGCAGGCCGTGATCAAATTCTTGACTTGCGGGACGCCATTAAAGATGTGGTGGTAAAAGAGCCAGGCGCTGTGAATTATCCAAATACCGCAGGCGTTGTGCTTCGGGGTTTGGAAATTTTGCAAAAATCGCCGATTAAAATACCCGGCACTCAAACAGCAGCCGAATTTGCTCGCACTCGCCAAGTTAAAAAACAGGTTGAAAAATCATTGGAACAACCTAACCAATTGGCACCAAAACAACCTAATCAAAACGCACTGACGGGACGATAAATGGATTACCAAGTCTTGTTCAACGGCGCTGTTATCTTGGCGTCTTTTTTTGGCGGGTGGACACTGAATACCATCACCAAGTCGTTGGAGCGCCTGGACGCCGATGTGCGGGCCATGCCCGCCAACTACGTGGCCCGTAATGACTACCGCGAAGACGCCCGCGAGATCAAAGAAATGCTCAACAAAATCTTTGATAAGCTGGAAAACAAAGTTGACAAGTGATCGATCCCTTCACAGCCCTAGCGGCCATCCAGACAGCAGTTAAGCTCGTCAAGGCTGCATCAAAGACGGTGCAGGATGTGGAGTCGCTTGGCCCTGTACTGGGTAAGTTTTTCAGCGCCAAGTCAGACGCCATCAAGGTTGTCCAGCAGTCCAAGACCGGCGGCTTCAAAGGCAGTGCGATGGGCAAGGCCATCGAGCTTGAGCTTGCCATTGAGAGCGCAAGGGCGTTTGAGGAAGAGATCAAGATGCTCTTCTTCCAAAGCAACAAGATGGATGTCTGGGCCAAGATTTTGGCCCGTGCTGCAAGTATCGACAAGGAAGCCGCACATGACGCCAGACGCCAGCGCGAGGCGGCTGCAAGGCACAAGAAAGAGATGGACGAGATCATTACCCTTGTCCTGATGTTTGTGGTTCTGGCGCTGGTCTGCGGCGGTGTCGGATGGATCATCTACAAAGCTGTGCAAGAGTGCGGTGGGCGGTGCTGATTGTGGGTAATGAAAATATGTTTTCTAACTTTGACCTGACTAAAGCCATTGGCGCAGTTGCTGCCAGTATTGCCGCGCTTGGCGGCGGTTACACCTTGGCCGACAAAATTGGGTGGTTTGACAGGGCCATTATTCAGTGGGCACCAGAGCATTTCAAGATTGTTGCAGAGGCTGGACAGCCCATCAATGTCACGGTTGCCCGTATTAAAAAGCGTGATGACTGCTCAGTGGAGGGCTTTACCCCAAGCATTAGAGACGCAGCAGGTATGGTGCACGAGGCAACTACCACCGCAAGCAAGTTCAGCGGCCCAGCCGGGCCAGAGATTGACACGTTTACCTATCAGTTGACGATGGTGCGAAAAGAAAAGATTGCGCCCGGTAAAGCCACCTTGCTGGCGACCATCAAATACAAATGTCCAGAGGGTGAGCGTATCGTGCAATACCCCCGCCATACAAACCTAAGTTTTGACTTGAAAGGCTAAATATGTTCCCACTTACAGCACTCCTTGAAGTCGGTAACAAGCTCATCGACAAGCTCATCCCAGACCCTGAAGCCAAGGCCAAGGCCCAGATGGAACTGGCAAAGCTGGCGCAAGACGGCGAACTCGCCAAGATGGCGAACGACACCAAGTTGTTTGAGGTCGAGCAAGAGAACACCACCGACCGCTGGCAAGCCGACATGGGCAGCGACTCTTGGCTGTCCAAAAACATCAGGCCAATGGCCCTGATCGCCATCTTCATCGCCTTCTTCCTGTTCACCATGATGAGCGCCTTCGGTTACAACGCGCAAGAGTCCTACGTCCAACTGCTCGGCCAGTGGGGGCAGATCATCTTCCTTGCATATTTTGGTGGCCGTACAGTCGAAAAGCTGGCTGACATGAAAATGAACAAGAAATGAACCTCACCGATCACTTCACGCTAGAGGAACTAACCACCACCAGCCATCGCCAGT